TCATAAAGAAGTTCTGCACTTCCTTCACCTTCAATAAGACCACCGACAAATTGTTTGAAAGTGTCGCCTTGTGCTGTTGTTTCCTGAATGTCTTTAGTAATAGACATACTCCAGGCTGTAGTTCCTAGAACTGGGTTAACAGATGAGCCACCATCATCAAATTTGACCTGACCTACATCACCCTTTACTTTTGCCATAACTAAAAAAAGTAATATTTATAGATATATTAACTCTTCTTTGTTTTTTTCACAATAATTTATAAATTATAGATCTTCGTAAATTCCAAATGTAATTCTTATTTGAGTTTGAAATTTTCCTTCTGGACTTGATTGAAATATTTCAGGACCAATAGGAGAATCAAAAATTACATTAGATATTGTTACTCTGTTATATAAATTTCTTAAACGTTCAGCAATCGTAAAATTAGCTCCAGAACCAATTCCTTCTTCTGTAAATATATTTAATATGACTAAACCAACAACATTATTTGTAGCTGTACTTGTATCACCTTGAGTTAAATATTCATTAGTACCAAAACTTGTAGAACATTGAACAAAAGTATCTTCTGCAGTTGAATCAAAAGCCATATTATTAAAAACTACTGGAATTGCAGGGCTTGAAGCTAATTCTGTAGCTAATCTTGCTTCTATTGTTGCTCGAACAGAATTTAAATCTAATGCAGCCATTTTAAATACCTCGTTTTATTCTTTCATATTCTCTTCTTGCATATATTTCAAGTTCTTTTCCAATTAATTCAGGAAATCCTGCAACTGTATTTTGTCTAGTTCTATATGTACCGCCCCATGAAGGAGGTAGATTCACACCAAAACAAACAGGTTCTGCATAAGATAAATTATTAATGATTCTTCCTTGCAATGGTTTAATTTCTGTTTGCCAGGCATTTCTCAAATCGCCACCGCCTGCAGGTTCTCCTTCAAATACAACTCTTACAGGAGTAGCTTTAATAACTTTTCTAGTCCATTCTAAAGTTGTTGCTTTTACTAAATCTTCTATTGCTTCTTGCATTACATCATCAATTTGATCTAATCTAATTTGTCTTGTCATAATTACCTCAAAACAAGATCAAAACTAATAGCAACATTATTTTGTTCATTTTGAATTACCTGGATTATTTTAAATTCTACATTACTTATCAAAACTCTATCTTTAGTTGTTGGTATATAAGTTAAATCTTTTGCTGCAATAGTTAATCGTTTATCTTGTGATTCAATTAAATTATTTACTTCTGATCTATTAACATTACTTAAAACTCCTTTGATTGTTGTATCAGAAGTAGATTCTGTTATAGCTCCAGTTGTTGTATTATAAGTACCTGCAGTAACTTGTCTAATAGTTACGTTTCCACCAAGTTTTTTTAATGTCTTAGAAGCTGCTTTTTTTAATGCTGAAGCAATACTCATAAATAATATGCTATTACTTGTCCACTAGCTAAAGTAATACTTGTAATTACTCCACAAACTTCACTAGATGCTTTCATTGTTATTCCATTAACAGTTGAAGAACCATTTTCTGTTATATTTTCAGCTACAAAAGTTGCTTCTGCATCTGTTAAACAATGAACTTTACCAAATCTTCCTGTATGTGCTGCAGTGTCATTGATAATTTTTGCTGCTGGATAATCGTAACCGTAACCCATCATTAAGACCTCCGAATTGAAATGTTGCCTGGTCCACTTATTCTAATGCCTGATAGATAGCGTTCGACAAGTGGTGGTATTCGATCAGCTCCAACTGCACCATAAAAATTAGGTGTGACGTTCAAACTACCGATTGAAACATTAGAAAAATCTTCTAATCCACTTAATCCTAAACCATCTCTATTGTTATTCAAGTAAACAGCTAAAACTACTTGTGCATTTTTAACACGTTCTGGAATTTCTGTATCTGTATAATAATCAGCAACTAATCTATTAGGAAATGATAAACCATATAAATTTGTATAAGTATCAGGTTTTCTTACTCCGCTTCTAGGCCATTGTAAAGCCTGAGTATCAGATACTCTTGCACCTAAAAAACGTTCTCTATCAATTCTTTGAGCAGCAGTGTAAAGTGCTCTGTTTTTATTATCAGTAGAAGAACCGTCCCATGCTGAAACATCATCATCAAGAATTAATCCTTCAACTATAGAATTTGCATCAGAAAGCGTTATATAACTATTTGCTGACGCGCTTCCGACTGTTGCTGTTATTGTTATTGCCATTTAAATTTTCTTTTTTAGGCTTAATTTTAAGATTTGGCTTTAATGAAGAAACGGAAGCTGCTTTTGAAGCAGCCTCGTTTTGTTCCCTCATACGCCGAAAAGCGTAAATTGACATTAACTGGAAGCACCTTTTAGTGCAACAAAATTAATAACAATAGCTTCACTTAATGAACCACCAGAAACGTTAGAAACTGTGATTTTAAATGAACCGCTAGCAATACTATTAGCGCTTACTATATAAGCTCCAGCAGTACCAGCTGAACCATGACAAGCAACAACTACATCTGTAGCAGCAATTTTTGTGTTAGTAACTGTAAAAGAAACTTCCGCCGCATCTGCTAAAGCTGCTCCATTCATAGTGATTTGACCTGACTCTGTGCTCAAAGTAACCGCAGTTGCTTTGTTAGTAGCTTGAGTAACAGTTCCGCCAGAAGTAGGTCCAACTAAACTTCCCGCAGTGACTTCAAATAAAGAAGGCATAATTAATTACCTCTAGTCGTTGTTTGAAACGATAGTTGCGCGAGCAATACCGATATTTTTTGTTTCATACACTTTCGACCAAGATGCCACTGTTTCCAATACAGATCTGTTTGGATTGACAGTAGATACAGCGTATTTAAGACCAACTGGGTGGTAAATATAATGAAGGTCAACAGCCATTGCTTCTTCTAAAGCAAGAATGTCGCGATCAGTTTGAGTTCTCATTGGAGATTGCTCACCAGTTACGATGGCTCCGCCAGTAAAGAAGAAACAACTATATTCAGTTGAAGCACCAGAACCAGTTGTTGGAATATCATCAGAAACAATCACGCGTAAACCCATGAAAGTTGGAATTGATGTTGTTCCAGGAAAAGCATTTGCAGTACTACCAGAAGCCGCTGCAGTATCAGGAGCGCCTGTATTATCGTAAATACGATCAATAGCATTTCTTTCAACCAAGTCATAGTAGCAATTCGAATGCATTGCTATGGTTGTAAGTTTTTCTCCTTGATCTCCTAGAAGTGCTTTAGCTCTTGCAACATGGCGAGGGCTTAAAACTGTAGGAGAATCACCTGATTCAGAATCAATACAAAGATCAAATAATGCTGAATTACTATCATTTGCATTAATAGAACCAAATGCACCAGTTAAGCAAGAATATAAATCTTTTTGCTTTTGGTTATTTACATAAGCAGCCATTTTTTGTGCGATAGCAGCCATTGGATCAGGACCACCACCAGCAGCAAGTGCAGCTAAATCTCTTGAACTAAATGCACGACCTCTATGTAATACAGCTGCAATTTGATTATCCGCTGTAATTTTGCCTGGAGTTAATGAAGTTGAATCTGATAAAACTTCAAAATCGCCAGATAAATTTGCTTTATAAAAAGGTATTTTTACAAAGTCTCCACCTCTATCGGAGGATAGATTTAATTCTGCCAAAGGTGCCACAACCCCACTCTGCAAAAAAGAATCTCTGTTAGTAGTTTCTTCAATGAGATAGGGTGTAAAAACCTCAGGAATGATTAAATCACTTCTTAATGTAGCCATTAAAAAATGTACTAATGATTTTTACTTTTCGGTGACAACACCTGACTTATACAAACAAGTTAATCTTATATTAACCGCTAACTGCGTTTTTTAACATATTATATTTATTTATATCTGTTCTATAAAGTCTAGCCTGTTCTGTAAGATTAAAACTTTCAGTAGCAAATGGATTTTTTTCATTTGAAACAAAATCTGCTGTAGTAGTAGTTCTTGCAGAAGGTGCTCCACCGCCTTGAGGTTTTGGGTGTTTTTGAACCCAGTTAGGCATTGTTTGTTGAGCCCATTCTTTAACTGGAGTTCTATTATATCCATCAACAATTACTACGGTTCCATCTGGTTCGCGACTTAATTGTTCTTTATTTATTCGAGAAAGTGCATATTGTGGGTCATGGACAACATCAGCTAAAGCAGTTACAGCAGGCGCTTCTACTTCTAATTCTCTTTGTCTGCGCTCTAAATCTTCTATTTTTGATTTAGCTTGTGCTTCCGCTTCGCGATACTGTTGTGCTTGTTTAGCAATCGCTTCTTCGTACCTACCTTTTTTTTCTAATTCTTCCTGTTCTTTTTGTTGTTTATATGCAATTAAAGCATTAACATCAACATCTGAAGGAATAGCTTTTCCTGCTTCTTTAGCTTTAATATTTTGATCTAATAATTTAGCATTATTAGCTTTTAATTTTGCTATTTCTTCCTGTAAAGAATTTAATTGTTCTTGAGAAGGGTTTGGTTTTTGTAGTTCTTCGGTCATAAAAAAACTTATTATTTATTAATAATATACCTATAATTTACCATTTGACCTTATGAGACCAATATAAAGCTGAAAAAATATTAGGATTTGGGTTTTGAGCATTATGTCTTGCATAATAAGATTTTTTTCTATTTTTATCTTTTTTTGATGTAGGATTTTTGCCTGCTCCAGTAACTCCTTGCTGTCCAAATCTAATTAATTTTGTTTCAGAACCTCTTTTTGCAAGTACAACATGAGAACTTCTAGGGTGATTTGGTGTTTTTTTTGCTTTATTAACAGCAGTAAGCCCATATTTATTTAGTTTTCTTTTAATTTTTTCTTTTTCAGTCATTTTCCTTTTTTCCTCATAGCCATATTATGTGCTTCAGTAAAGCTAACACCTTCGCGCATTTTACGCTTCATATATTCCATGTGTTTTTTTGAATGTCCATGAGTTTTTTTATGTTTTTCTAAAACACTTTTTTGTTTTTTAGTTAATTTCATTTTTTCTTTGGAGATTTTTTTCGAGCATCATGTATATCTTTATCTGCTTTTCTTGCGCCACCACTACCAGAAACAAAACTATTTACTCTACCCATAGACCAAGCTCCAACTGAAACATTTCTTGATCCTGAACTAATATATGCAGCAGTTCCTCTTTTATAAACTTTACGTAAATCGCCAAGCGTATAAATACTTTTTTTAGCTTTTTCACTTAACGTTTTTGTTAAAGAGTCAGCGCTTTTTTTTCT